GTGTTCCCGTGCTATTAAAAAACCCACCCCTTGCGGCTTTTGCGCCTACTCGTCCATAATTGCACTTGGAACAAGCTGCAACCAAGTTCTGTTCGTCGTCCGTACCGCCTGCGCTTCGTTCAATCAAGTGGTCAACCGTGTTGGCTTCTCCACCGCACCAATAACAACAATTCTGATCTCGCCAAAGTATGCGTTGCCTGATCTTGCGCCACTTGGTTGTTGAACCTGTGTCTTTTAATGCACTCATTCTAATGATATCCGTTCTTTTGAAAGAATGTCCAAGCCTTGCATGGCGTTTGATAACGTTTTGAAATATAGCGCAGCGTCCAGTCGATTTGGGTGAACCCGTCAAGGGTTCGATAAGTCTCGTTCCGCATTTGACCTATACCGTAATGAGAGCCGTTGCGTGCGCTGGGCGACCACGTTCGGTTTTCCTTGTCTATTAACTTGACGAAGCATGTGAATTGAACCCAATCAACAATCCGAGAATGAGCGTATAACTTGTATTTATCACTTGATTTGCTCTCAGTTACCGAATGGCTAGGTGTAACGCCAACCGCGTTAAACAATAGACTGGCCAAAAGCACCAATCGAACGCGCGAGCTACCAGCCTTCGGCGCTCGCTGCGTGCGAGTGGAGCGTACTGACCGAGTCAAGTAAGAGTCAAACATGTGGATAAGTTGAGCGTACCTCATGCGTGTCGTACACAAGTTATGCACAACCTTCACTTAGACCCACCCCACCCGTCGCCTTTAAAGTGGATTGGATTAGACGACCAAACACGCTCCATGACAAGCAAGCATTGGTCACAAGACGGCGCACCTATAACGTCGCTATAAGCTGCGGCAATCGTCTTAAATGAGCTGCACGCTGGGCATTTGAAATCATAGCTCGGCACAATACGTCCGATCTTCTTCGAATAGCCCCATTCCAAGGACGCCGCAAGATTGGCATTCAACAACGTGCATGTAGCTTGGCAAATTGTCCGTCACTTTGACAATGACGTGATCGGTGAGAGTCTTTTCAGCTCTGCAATGATATTTAAACGGCATGGGAGCTCCTTTGAAGATTGGCCATTGGGTGAAGGTCGCTTTGGCTGAGCCACCAAGACCCGTCAGCTCTTTGACGTTGTGGGCGGCGTGCAACGGCAATCGGTATCCACCCAGCGAGGTAATAAGTGGGCGCTGTACCCGTCACAAGGATAGCAATATCCTCTTTTCGATCAAGGTCGGTCAGGATTAGCGAACCGTCTTTCCATTTTGTCCACTTAACTTCAAGGCCTAAGTGTTGCAGCTGGGCGTCAGCCTTGTTTTTGTAGTTTTTGTCTTCTTCATCTTCAACGCTAAGTTTGAAGTATTTTTTGACCGAGAGCTCAGCTCCAACGGCTTCGGTTTGTTGCATTACGAAAGCTGGGAAGTTAAGTCGCTCTCGATCATGCTGAAAGTTCCGCTTGACCGTCACGCCTTCCCATTGTGGAATGTATCGTATCGCACGCACAAGGCCTTTTTCAGCTGCGCGCACCTGCATTTCATTATCTAGGTCAACGCGTATCATTTGCATGCCTCGCAATACCAAAGCATGTCGTTTACGTCGCGGCCATTAGCTTTGAGCGCGTAGTGCTGGCCTTTGTCGCACCAATCGAGGGCAGGCGGCTCAACCATGTCTTTTAGGATTGTTCCGTCAATTTCATAGGTTGTGCGCTCGCCCGTGTTGGCTTTAATGATTTCCAATTCTCCCATTTTTAGACCCACCTTCCATTTGCGTCGATTTTGTACCAAATCGCTGGGCATTGGTTGGCTTTGGTTCGTTCAGGACACGTGTAACCGCGATATTCACGTCCAGTCTTTTCGGAAACGCCAGTCTTCAAAAGCATGTGACCGTGTTGGCAAAGAGGCGCTTCTTCAATTAGCTGGCCGCCAAGTTCCGAAGCCAAAGCTTCAACGGCGCTGCCGATATTTGGAGCGATACTCCAAGCGTCAATCGGTGCAGCTGCTACTTGTGCAGGTGTGAGCCGTTCAATTTTGCTCATGTCCTCAAAAGAGGCTTTTTTTAAGCTTGGCAAAACCTGATTTAAACAACGTCCAATCGCGCTTGTGACGGCATTTTCTAGCCACCATAAACGGGACACGGTTGATTTGTCTCGCCATTCCAAGGCGTAATCGATCGAGGCTGGCAGGGTAGCTAAGTCGTCGCGATAGCAGCGAGCTTCAACAAGGACGTAGCCGTCTTTCATGTTAAATTCCACGATTGAGGTTTCAATTCGACCCAGCGGGTAAGCCTCAATCCAGCGTTGAACCTTGCTTTGGACTTCTTCGTATTCTGAAAGATTAAAGGCCATTAGCGTTGACGCTCGATTTGCTTGCCAATATAAATTCCAGACTCTCGGCCTTTGAGATAACCGTCCTTACGGCCTGCATTATAACCAAGGCTATAAAAGACTGAGGCTGAAACAATGATAAAAACCATTGTGAAGCCGATCATTTGTTCGATATCCATTTTTTTGCTCCCGTCGGAAGCCCGTCGTTCGCGTGCTCCCTACGCAAAGAATGACGGTTTAGGCTGACAAGGTCAAGAATTAGGCGTATTTGTCGGCGTGTCTAACGGCCTTTTGTCTTTTAAACCATTGCTTGCCAAAACGCCGCCAAGTGAGCCCGTCAAGAAAATCGCTAGGGTTTTTAACAAGTCGATAAAAGCTGCGTCGTTTGGAGCTTGTGCGGCAACGGGTTGAGTCACGAAAATTAACGCATAAGTAATTCCCAACGTCACAATTAAGAAAACGACTGAAAGAGTCATGCCAATAAACAAGATCAACCGCGCTTTTATATCTTCAGGCGATAGACGCTTTTGATATCTAGGGCGATTTTGGTTGTGGTTTAAGTATGTCTCCAAGTAGGTCTTCCGTGCAGACGCCTTGCGCTTCGCACCTTGGTCGTTGGCATTCATCATTTGTCCAATTCTCGAATTCTTGGCACGGATAGCGGGTGTAACCCTGATAACCGCAAGACGTTAGCGCCAAAGCTAAGGGAAGCGATAGCGCTAACGCAAGCGATTTCCGAGTCACTTCCCCGATAACCCGAAAGCTGAGTCTTTAGGATTTAACCAACGAAGGACGACGGGCAAGACTGCCGCCACGCCTGCCATTGCTATGGCCTTTGGGTCTTGATTACCTGACATGTACACGGCCAAAGAAGCCGCCAAGAATGATCGAGCCCATGAAGCTGCGAGCGCTTTTGCTTGTGTCATTTTTTGCCCTTTCGGATTAGTTTTTTTGGAGCTTGTGGAACGTCAATTTTTGGGTATTCGCCAACGTAAGGAACGAGCTTTGGCCGACCAAATCCAACGACTTCTTTGCCAACCGTGCGCTGTTTAATCATTACCATTCCGCCATTGCGTTGGTCGCCCGTGCCTGAAGTGTTGCCTTCAATTGTTGTGATTGTGTTTCCTTCAATCCCGACAACAATTCCCACGTGAGAGATACGGTCAACGCCGTCGTGCGGAAAATCCATAAAAGCCAAATCGCCAATCGCAGGCTTGTCATGCCACCGTGCAGTTTCCTTAAATTTATGCGCGCCGATTGGTGTTGAAACAACGCTGTGAACCTTGACGCCAGCTTGTGCAAAAACCCAGTTGCAAAATGAACCGCACCAAGGCAAACCGTCGGCTTTTGTAAATTTGCCGTATTTGGTCAAGTTGTCGCCTTCTTCGATTGTGCCGACTTCGGCCAAAGCGACTTCAAGAATTCGCGCAGCTGTACCGTTTGGATAAGTCATTGGCCGATTTTTAATCCCGTTGGAACAGGCTTTGAATAATTCCATTTAGCAATGTAGTCGCCTTTTCCATCTGACTCGTTACGCAGCAAAATTGACCCTTTATCTGGTCTGAAATCTTCATCTGTTAATTCTGGATAGGCTTTTGTAATTTCTGCAAATAAGTCCATTTTTATGATCCCAATCTCATAAGTGTAAGAATTGTTCCGTTTTGCCATTCAGCCTCGCCGTAAAGTGTCAAATTTCCGCCGCTATTTTGTAGGACTTCTAATTCAATATAATCCGTTGCCACCAAATTAAGAACCAGTTGATTGCCAGCGGGTGTATAGGTTGTCAATCCAGTTATAGCGCCAGTACCTAATGCTGATGCGCCATTTTTATAAATTCTAGCGGCTCGAT